TGATCTAATAGCATTTTGTCAAAAAATGCAGTCTGACTACAAGGTTGGTAAGCACCACCGCAAGTTGGGAAACCTCCTTATGGAGATTGCTGAGGGTAAAAAGAACCGGATTGTGGTCAATATACCCCCACGACACGGCAAATCCCAGCTTGTATCTATCTACTTCCCTGCATGGTTTTTAGGTAAATATCCCGATAAAAAGGTTTTAATGGTATCCCACACGACTGATCTTGCTGTGGACTTTGGTAGGAAAGTGAGGAACCTAATTGATAGCCCCGCATATAAAGAGATTTTTCCAACTGTCACTTTGGCGCAAGATAATAAGTCTGCTGGGCGCTGGAATACTAATGCTGGTGGTGAGTATTTTGCTTGTGGTGTGGGTTCTGCCCTTGCTGGTCGTGGAGCTGATCTATTACTGGTGGACGACCCCCATAACGAGCAGGACATCATCAATGGGAACTTCGATGTCTTCGAGAAAGCGTATGAATGGTTCACCTACGGAGCAAGAACACGCTTGATGCCGGGTGGTAGAGTCGCTATAGTACAGACTAGGTGGCATCAGGATGACCTAACAGGTAAGGTTGTTCGGGATATGACCCAGAACGATGAAGCGGATCAGTATGAACTCGTTGAATTCCCAGCGATATTTAATGAAAATACGGATCATGAGTCAGCTTTGTGGCCAGAATGGCTGCCATTGGCCTCTCTGCGTCAAACTAAGGCTTCTATGCCGGTGTTCCAGTGGAACGCTCAGTATCAACAAAACCCAACAGCCGAAGAAGCTTCCGTTGTAAAGCGAGAATGGTGGAATTGGTGGAAAAAAGAAGACCCACCCACCTGTGAATACGTAATTATGAGCCTAGACGCTGCGGCAGAAACCCATAACCGAGCAGACTTTACTGCAATAACAGTTTGGGGTGTATTTTTTAATGAAGAAAACGACTGTCACAACATTATTTTGCTCAATAGCATCAAAAAACGATTAGAATTTCCAGAATTAAAAGATTTAGCGTGGCAAGAGTGGCAAGAATGGCAGCCCGATGCATTCATTGTGGAGAAAAAATCGGCAGGAACAGCGTTATATCAAGAATTGCGGCGTACAGGCATGCCTGTTACGGAATACACACCCCATAGGGGTAGTGGTGACAAATTAGCTCGGTTAAATAGCGTAGCGGATATTGTAAAAAGTGGTTTAGTGTGGGTTCCTGAGACACGCTGGGCTGAAGAAGTGGTAGAAGAGATTGCAGGATTCCCGTTTATGAGTCATGATGACTTAGTAGACTCAACGGTAATGGCGCTAATGCGCTTTAGGCAGGGTGGATTTATAAAATTACCAAATGATGAACCGGATGAAATAAAACTTTTTAAAAGTAGCCGGTCCAAAGGATACTATTAAGGATAGATTATGTCGATTGAAAAAAGTCTCTACCAAGCTCCTGTCGGATTGGATTCTATTGTTGAAGAAGACCCAATTGAAATTGAGATTGTAGATCCGGAGTCCGTAACAATTGGCATAGATGGCATGGAGATTGAAATAGAACCTGCTGAACCTTCAGACGAAGATTTTGATGCCAACCTAGCTGAGTATATGAGCGAGGGAGATTTAACAGAAATTGCTGGTGATTTATTAGGTGACTTTGAAGACGATATATCGGCTCGTAAGGACTGGATCCAAACTTACGTAGATGGATTAGAACTATTGGGTATGAAGATTGAGGAACGTTCTGAACCTTGGGAAGGTGCTTGCGGTGTATATCACCCACTCTTATCTGAAGCCCTTGTTAAGTTCCAAGCAGAAACTATTATGGAGACGTTTCCAGCTGCAGGTCCTGTAAAAACTTTAATTGTTGGTAAAGAAACGCCTGAAAAGAAAGATGCAGCACAACGAGTTCAAGATGACATGAACTATCAGTTGACTGATGTTATGACTGAGTATCGTCCTGAGCATGAACGCATGATTTGGGGATTAGGACTATCAGGCAATGCGTTTAAGAAAGTCTATTTTGATCCTGCACTTGATCGTCAGGTGTCAATGTTTATCCCTGCAGAAGACATCGTTGTTCCTTATGGAGCCTCAAGCTTAGAGCAGTCCCCTCGTGTGACGCACGTGATGCGTAAGACTGAAAATGAAGTGAAACGGCTTCAATTTGCAGGCTTTTACAGGGACTTAGAACTTCAAGAACCGAGTGGGTCTTTAGATGAAGTTGAGAAAAAGATTGCTGAAAAAATGGGTTTTAGAGCGTCGTCAGACGACCGTTATAAGCTTTTAGAGATGCATGTAGATCTTGATTTGCCCGGTTATGAAGACAAAGACAAAGATGGAGAGTTAACAGGCATCGCCCTACCGTATGTTATAACGATTGAAAAAGGGACTCAAGAAGTCCTATCAATCCGCAGAAACTGGAGACCCGAAGATGATACTCATCAAAAAAGGAATCATTTTGTCCATTATGGATATGTGCCAGGCTTTGGCTTTTATTGTTTTGGGCTTATCCACCTTGTCGGTGCTTTTGCTAAGTCTGGTACTTCTCTTATCCGACAACTTGTGGACGCAGGCACATTGGCGAATCTGCCAGGTGGCTTTAAAACCAGAGGTTTGCGAGTTAAGGGAGACGATACCCCGATTGCCCCAGGTGAGTTTAGGGACGTAGATGTACCGTCAGGAGCCATTAAGGACAACTTAATGACGCTTCCTTACAAAGAACCTAGCCAAGTTTTATATCAACTGCTTGGGACTATTGTTGAAGAAGGCAGACGTTTTGCATCGGCAGGGGACATGAAAGTATCTGACATGAGCGCTCAAGCTCCTGTAGGCACAACCCTAGCAATTCTTGAAAGAACTTTAAAAGTGATGAGTGCAGTGCAGTCCCGCATTCATTATTCAATGAAACAAGAGTTAAAGCTTCTTAAAGACATCATTCGTGACTACACGCCCGATGAATACAACTATGAGCCTGAGGAGGGTAGCCGCAAAGCAAAGAAGAGCGACTATGACATGGTTGCGGTTATTCCAGTCTCGGATCCAAATGCAGCGACAATGGCGCAAAAGATCGTACAGTATCAAGCAGTACTCCAGTTGGCTCAAGGTGCGCCACAGATCTACAATCTCCCGCAACTCCACCGACAAATGCTAGATGTGTTGGGAATTCGCAACGCCCAGAAGCTTATCCCGCTACAGGAAGACCAGAAACCAAAAGATCCAGTCACAGAGAATATGGACGTATTAATTGGTAAACCACTTAAAGCGTTTATTTACCAAGACCAAGATGCACATTTAATGTCCCACAATAGCTTCTTACAAGACCCTATGACACAACAAATGATTGCTCAAAATCCAATGGGGCAGCAGATGGTAGCAGGGTTGCAGGCTCATATAGCCGAACATTTTGGCTTTAAATACCGTCAACAGATTGAGCAGCAGATGGGTGCGCCTATTCCTTACCTTAAAGATGAGGATGAGACAATCCCTGAGGAATACGAAGTTCAGTTGTCTAGATTGGTGGCTCAAGCTTCTCAGCAGTTGCTACAACAGAATCAAGTTGCTGCAGCGCAACAACAGGCTCAACAGCAGATGCAAGACCCAATTATCCAGATGCAGATGCAAGAACTTCAGATTAAGCAACAGGAAGTTCAACGTAAAGCACAAAAAGATCAAGCTGATATTGCCATTAAACAAGAGCAACTTAGTATTGACCGTGAGCGCATCATAGCTCAGGAACAACTAGAAGGCACAAAACTTGGGGCTAAGATGGCTAAAGAAAAGGATGAGCTAGACCGTAAAGATCAAATAGAAGGTACACGGATGGGTATTGATATGGCTCATAAGAAAGATCAGATTGACACCCAGAAAGGGCAAATAGCTGCACAGCTAATAGCTGCTCAAATAAATGCTTCTAGACAAAAAAAGGATAGCAAATGACAGGGTTAGAACTTTTAGTTAAACAATTAGACGAAAAGATAGAGCAATTAAAAGAATCGGTAGTTATAGGTAATTTAGATCACGTTCAGTATCAAAAGCTTTGTGGAGAGATTAGAGGTCTGCTCCTTGCAAAGGGTTACGTATTAGATCTCAGAGACAAATTGGAGAATACGGATGAGTGAAACGATCGACTTAAATAAGGCGGTGGATTTGGCGCAGCTGCTTGATAAGTCAAATGAAGAAAAAGCAACACAACTACCTAAACCTTCTGGATACCGCATTTTGTGTGCTATTCCTGAGGTTGAAAAAGAACATGATGGTGGGATTCTAAAAGCAGACGAGACCCTACGATACGACGAACTTTTGACAACGGTGTTGTTTGTAGTAGATCTAGGTCCAGATTGCTATAAGGATCCAGTACGGTTCCCAACGGGGGCTTGGTGTAAAAAGGGGGATTTTGTCCTTGTTAGACCAAATGCTGGTACTAGATTAGTAATTCATGGGCGGGAGTTTCGTATCATTAATGATGACTCCGTAGAAGGTGTAGTTGACGATCCACGTGGCATTAAACGTAAATAAGGAGCTGACGATATGGAAAACTATAAGTTTCCTGAT